GAACTATTATAAATGATGGTGTCATTTCACTTTGTATTTGTTATTTATTATTTTTTAACATTTTGGAAGATTCAAAAAAAAACTCAGATGGATGGGAATGGTATTGGTGTTAGTAATTTTCATGGTGGTCCAGAACAAATTTTTCGTACAATGTTTAAACGCACGAATTTAAAAAGAGTTGAGGAAAGGGTTGAAAAAAATGACAAAAAAAGAGCTTGATGATATGTTTGATTGGTTTCCTGCAGATGTTGTTGAATGGGATAAGTCTTTGCGAGCTTCTGATATGGCTTATGTTGTTTTAAAAATGTATTTAAAAATTAATTGGCATGCTGCTTTAAAAGCAGGTATGGGTCATTTTAATTATATTTATTCATTATTTATGTACTTTCAAAGGTGGTTTATTGGTAATTTAATTTCTTTATCTACTGATAAAAATGTTCCATTGTTGTGCTTTTTGGGAACTATGCCTAGTGGGACTTATTTAACTGCCTATGGTAATAGTGAAGCAAATAATTATAAAGCAACTAAGTTACAGTGGTTGTTGATCGATGCCTATGTTCGTTTAGGTGGATCTTATGATGATTTAGAACTTGGTAGTATGTTGATGTTTTTATCATATGGAGATGATTTAATTTTAGCTATGTTGAAATCTGTTAGGCAAAAAATGGGTATAACTGATAGGATTTTCCAAGCATTTGTTAAACTTGCTTATAGAATGCAATTTAAAGATGAATTTATTTCAAAGAAATTTTTTACTGAATTAATTGGTACACAACCAAAGGAATTACAAGTACAATTTTTAAAAAATTATTTTGTGTTAGAAGGGGAAAGTATTTATACATTTAGAGAAAACAAAGATATAATTCCAAAAGTTTTTGTTTCAGCTCAGAATATTTCATCCACTATTCAGGCTTGTGTACGTAGTATAGGTATTGCTTATTGTTGTGGTAAAAATCTTGAAGCTTATGAAGTTGTTAAAGGTTTATATGATAGAATGAAGCCGGATTTTAAAGTTATTATTGATCAAAAAACTATGAATATGACTAAAATTAGTTTTAAGGTTGCTGGTATTATGAAGGATCTTGTTAATCATGCTTTGGATTTTCCAAGTCACACTCATATATTATCTAAGCAAATAATGTCTTGGAAAGAAAAAAA